CAATTTGTGCTGAATCGTAAACCCACTTATGTCCAAGAAGAAGTCTACCAAAACTTGCGGGATCTCAGCCGTTTCTATCAGAATCTGACCGAGGACATTGTTCGGGCTAAAAACCGTCTGCACAAGGTCTTACAAGTCACTTTCCCTGAATTGGAAAATATCTTGTCAACACCAACTGGCGAACAATACTGGAACTTGGTCATAACCTTTCCTTGCAAGGACTTCGTGCTTGATTTAAGCAAGAATGAACTATCAAAGAGCATTCGTCAGTCCACCTCAAAACGGATTTCTGACAAGCGTGTGGCGTACTTAGCTGAGAAGCTGACAGCACTAGCTAATCAATCGTATTGTGCCGTCAAGAAAACCTCTCCAATACTGGAAGAGGTGCATTACTATGCAAAAGAATTGCTTCGGCTTTCTGAACAGAGACAAGCAGTCTTAGACCAAATGGTGGAACTAGCTCAGCCATTACCTGAATATGACATTCTGCTCTCTATTCCTGGAATAGCTGAGACGACTGCAACAAGTATTATTGGTGAACTGGGAGATATTCGCCGTTTTCAGTCTGCCAATCAAATCAATGCCTTTATCGGTATTGACCTGAGACACTATGAATCTGGTAACTTCCTCGCTAAGGAACACATTACCAAGCGTGGCAATCCCTACGCTAGAAAGATTCTGTTCAAGTGTATCCACAATATCGCTTCAGCCAGTCATACCAATCCTTGCCATATCGCAGACTTTTATGAGAAACGAAAAAGACAATCGCAAACGACTTCAACGAAGCCGCACACGATTGCCTCCATACATCGTCTCATTCGGACAATGTATTACCTCATTATGCATAACAAACTTTACGATTACGCTTCAACCCAAAATCGGTAAAACTGTTTATGCTCTATCATTGTAACACCTTATCAAAAAATTTCAACATAAGGTGTTGGTTTTGTATGCACTTTTTACACTAAAATGTAGTCCAAAATAAAACAATTTCCTTATTTTGACTATTGAACTCAAAATATTTTTCGTCAAATACCTTGATGGACTTGACAAATAGTAGAAAAAAAGCCCGTCGGACAAGCTAGAAAGCTTGATATGACGGGCTTTTTGATGCTTAGCCTCGCTCTTTTGTTTTTAAGCGAGGGATAAAACAGTCTATCCCCAGACTGTTTTATTTTACCGCATCCTTTTAATAGATGATAATTTCATAAGTATTATATAGTAGAAAATCTTATTTTAATAGTATTCATAAGCAGTAAAAATGAATAATTTCAACTGGTTAGCATTGGTAAGTTTTAAACTTATGCCCCAATTTTGCCCCAACAATACCTTCAGCATCCTTTGGGGCACACTTGCGATTTTGTCAATAATACACATGATGTTTATTTTCCATGTACGAATCAAAATCATGTAACCCGTTGGTACGACTGCGTTTGTCTATTTTCCAAGTAAATTCTACTGTATTCTACTGTTTCCTACTGTTTCCTACTGTATCTTGAGCACGAAAAAAAGCCCTTGGGTGTAACAACCTAAGGGCTTTCTATGTCTTATCTTAAACTGGTTTTTTTGAAAGTGTGTAGGTAACACCATTGATAGAAATTTCAATCCCCTCAATGTTGACCTCAATCTTGTCTGTGCTACCGACATCTGTGACGGTAGCAGTATCATACTTGGTTAGTGATCCATTTTCTGACTCAATAGCTTTCAGACGACTTGAGGCTCCTACTAAATAGGATTCATAGCCTGAGGCTGCGTAATCGTACTTAGCTCCGCCGACTTTGAACATTCCTTTGACAGCTTCTGAGAAAGTCTTAGCTCCTGATACTTTGTAAGAGCCACCAGCTCTAAGCAAATAGAACCAGTCCGTCAGGAAGTCGTCTACACTTGCATAGTGCATATAGTGACCACCTTCATTTGATGGACGGGCAGAGCCTTGTGTGACCGTGACACCGCTTGGACGTTGTCCTTGACCAGTCCAGGTCATACCACCCCAGTTATTATCTGCTTTTCCGACTGCTGAAGTTCCCCAAAGACCTTCATAATGGAGGATAGTAAGAGCATAGCTTGGCAAGATGTCATGCTTTTTACAGTTGTCCAAAATCTTGTCCAGCACCGCTTTTTTCAAGATAGCACCATTGAAAGATAGGTCTCCTTCTTCTTTACTTGCTGTGGCTTGTCCAGTTAGCTCAGTTTGGCTTGTTTTGGATTCCGTGGCCTGTTTTACCTCTGGACTCTTTAATGGTTCTGAAGGCTGTTTTTTGAGTAATTCAGACACACGTTTTTGCACAGCCTCATATTGGCTACCAAGTGACTTTTTACGAGCTTCACCATTACCATGTTTGCCTGCGATTACCTCTCGAGCAAGCTCATCAACACTCTTTTGACTTGCCGTAGCCTTGCCATTGATGACTGCCATGACAGCCTCATATTGATTACCAAGAGCTGCCTTGCGGGTATCTCCGTTGCCATATTTTCCAGCCAAAGTTTCCTGTACCAAGGTTTCAAGGCTTTTACCCGATGTACTGGTTTGATTGGCCAAGCGGTACACATAGCAATACATCCAACCACTAGCAGCAGCCGTCTGATTGTAGTTATCAACCGTAATGCCATTGCGAGCGTAGTTGCAGTGGATGATGTTATCAGGATCAATAAAGATACCTGTATGACCACCAGCACCGCTCGACTGTCCACGACGGCCCCAGATAAAAATATCCCCACGCTTAGCGTCCCAGTCCTGATTTTCAGCGATCAACTTGTAGCCATTCTTGATTAGCCAGTCATGCATATACTCAGTATTTACTGCCCATCCTGCTGAAATAGCTCCAGCGGACATGAGAGCAAAATACACTGAACTTGAGCAGTCATAGCTATTAGGACCATTCCGATAGTCCATAGAGTAAGTAACTTTGCCTCGCCTAGCTTCCATCCAGGCGATAGCTTGTTCCATATTTAGAGCCATATCATTCTCCTTTCCAGGCTGAGTTCATAGCATGAACTGCTGCCTCAATAAAAGTATTCAACTGCTCATCTGTAAAATAGAAATTATATTTGGTAAGCTCATCCCGAACTTTTTCTTTTGCAAGCTCAAGTTTTTGCTCTCCATGTAATTCAACTTTGGGGTCTTTAGCAAGTTGCTCAACTGCCTGGACGGCATGGCTTGCGACAATTTCAAGAGTTCTAACTGCTGCCACTCCGCCCTTGCGCAAGAGATATTCCTTGACCATTTTTACAATGGTGAAGATAACAATACCTGACAAAGTAGATAATGTGGTTAAAATCATTTCTTGTAAGTTCATAAGTTTACCTCCTTCAATGGTAACGTGATGTATATTTCATACATCGTTTGAATTTCTCCATTTCCTCCTAGAATTTTGTACGATTCAAAGAGCTTGGCAATCTCCCTGCGTTCTTCCAAAGTCGTCCAGCCTCTTTCTATCGCTTTGTCTAGGTCACGGTAAAGAGTGTAACGTCGACTACTTCGACTGCTAGTTTTGAGCGTATCTAGTTCATCTTTTACTAAACCAACAGACGACTGATTTTCATCAGCCGTCTTCTGTAATGTTGTCAATCGAGCGTTTATAGTTGTCAGTTCATTTTTTGCATTTGCACCAATCTTGGCTATTGCGATTCCACCGATTGTCGTCAAAAATGGTCCGGCAATGGGTGTCACAGCGTTGATAATCTGGATAATAAGATTTGGTTCATGAACCATATTATTTACCTTCGTCAGCGACAGTTTCATCAAGCATTTCTTTGACGACTTCTTGCAAATTCCAAAGGTTTGGAACCTCTTCAAACTCAACAATGCCATTCGCTACGCGACGGTACCAAGTTTGTGCAACAACGTGTTTTTTTGTAAATTTTATAGTAAATTGTCCTTTCTTAATTAAGCTAATTCCTGTCAAAATTGTATTGATAAATCCCATGATCTATTCCTCAATTTCTACCTCAACATCATGAGGAGTTGTATCTTTCGGAGTTTCTTCAACTTTTTTCTCTTCTCCAAATTGACCTGCAAAGCCTGTGAACATAATGGTCAATTCAGCGACTGCGTCATCAATCTTAGCCTGCATATCTGCTTCCAGATTGCTAAAACGCTCATTACGTTCAGTTTCAGCTGCATCTTGACGATTCTTGATAGCTTCAAATTCCTGCTTTGATTCAGCCATAAAATGCTTAGCTGATTTTACAACAGTTTCCATCTCGTCAATCTTCTGCACGCTCTCAGCCATGGCACGGTCTGCGTACTCAGACTTAAAATGTGCCTCTCGGGCCAATTCGACCAGCTCTTGATCTGTTTTGCTTAAATGATTACCAAGCACTCGTTCGGTGTAAGTTGCATATCCGCCTGTTGTCGACGCGATCTGGATTTCTGTATGGCTGACTTGATCGTCAGTGTAAATTGGATACTTGCCAACTACATTCCAACTTCTCATTCGACTACCTCCACAGTCATATCATCAAGTCGCTTCAATAGCGACTCATTGTGTTCTTTTAAATTTGCGTTTTCTGTTTCCAGCTCCTGGATACGATTAGTAAGAGTTTGCTCTGTATTCGCTTGTTGGTTAACAGTCGCTTGCAAACTCTCATTATGAGCTTCCAGTGTTGCAATGGTAATAGCTTTGCTTGCAATTTCAATTGCTAACTTTGATTGGATTTGTTCATTCATTTTTTTGCTCCTTTGTATTATGTGAGTGGCAGACCTAGTCTTGAAGCGACAGATCTCAAAAACTTAATCAGATCAATCTTACCTTGGTTATCCCACTTAATAACCAGATAATCATTTTCGTACCCGTACCCATGTCGAATACGAATCTCATCCCCAACAAGTTGAACCTGGTCTACAGTTGTGCCGGAATATCGGCTTGGATTTGAACGGATAACACGGACACCAGCGAATGATCCTGACGAATAATCATTTTGCGTGCCCGTATTATCTGCGTTGACACCCATTGCAGTATATACACCATTGTAGGAATCATCCCTAAAATGTATAAATGCCGACGTGCCATTCTTAGTCCGAAAAAGCGTATTATTTTCTGACTGGAACTCAATTTTGGCATTATCTTTAAATCGTATAAATGCATCATTAAGCCCTATTGTCATGGCTTCGTTTTGAGCGGTAATCACTTTACCTTTCATCCACTCAATGAATGCATTCTCGATTTTCGCTTTGATAAATGCTGCATCAAGACCTTTGATATTCGACACGTCCAGATTGATGATTTTAGCTATTCCTGCATCAATCTCACCGATATGTGCCGTACCGATTTGACCTTTGCCAATCATAGCTTCTTTGATAACACCATTCTCAATATATGTCTTGCCAGTAATCTGTACAAGACTTCCGTCAATCTTAACAGACCCGTCTTTGTTCAGGTTGAGCTGATTAAGTACCGTGCCAGAATTGGTTAAGTTCTTGACCGACCATGATCCAGCAAGCGTGCTAACTTGAGTTGACACAGCTTGAATAGTCTGGTCTCCATCTTCTGGAGCTGGCGACCAATCGGAAAACATATCACTCACTTCAAGTTGTGCACGTTCAATAGTGTGTACTCGTCCTTTATCCAATGCTCTATCAAATCTGATGAAGATTTGGCTAGCATCAAAACCTGACGGCATTGTACCAAATGTAAACTCATATTTTACTAGTCTAGTTGACCCAGCTGGGTATGTAATTGTTCCGATTTGATACCAAGGTGATTTTCTAAAATATACTGGAAATGTTCTTGAAGTAGAATAAGCAACACTTGATTGATAATAAAGAGATAACCTAATTTTTTGGTTTTTATAAACATCATCATGCTTCCAAAAATCAGCCGATATGTTAATAGGGGTGTCCCATGTGCCTGTGTCTGTAACACTAGTCATATTTATTGTTGTTACTTTTGAATCCAGTAAATAGTTTCTATTTCCTGACTTCAAGTTGTTGACCCTAGTGACAAGCCCTTGAGCAGTTTGAATTACCTGCGATAGAGAATTCCCTTGCTCACCAATTGTCCGTGTATGGCTATCAACAGTATCTTTGACCTCATTATATTTGAGCTCGGTCACAAAATCATCAAGACATGCTTCCCATTTTCTGGATGTCCTGCCTTCTACTAGCATAACCTCACCAAAAAACATTACAGCCATTTGACCATCGCTTGACCCATTGTTGTCAAATCTGATGTAAGCTTCATCGTTTTCTCCACTATTAAATGTTGCTGAAATATATTCTGCGTTAGTTGATGAAAACCGCCTTGCAGAAATAATCAAATTTGTTGAAGTGAAGTCTTGGCTTTCTCCTGTTTTTCTACCCAAAAACCAAACATCTGAACTTTTTACTCTACTAGCTGAGAAGCCAATAAAGCTCAGTGTATAGTCCGTGTTCCTCTTTACTAAAAATCTATTCGATCCAGATGTTACTTCATTTGCTGAAGCTGTCTCAAGTAAGAATAAGGTTTTTCGTGAGTTGAAATAAAAACCATGAGTAGCTACTTTTGAGCCTGGCCAAGGAACGGTAGGAAAAGCACCATTCCTGATGAGATTTCCTCCGCTAAAATCGGTTGGAATCAATGCCTTAGTTTCGGTTATTGATCTACTGAAACTATCTGTGGTTTCTCTAACGAGATTCTGCACTGTGGTAGACAAAGCATAAGGTTGCAATGCACTGTTGGTAATGTAGCCGCGACCAGTAATATTACTATCAACATCAGACTTGGTCTGATATCCTTTACTAGTTATCGCAGTATTTACTTGCGATGCAGTTTGATAGCCTTTACCTACAATAGCTGCATCTACCTGAGTGCTGGTTAACCGTTGTTCGATTAAACCAGCTTGGGTTCTAATTGTGGTTTCAGCACTTGTTAGTCGCTGGTCAACAGCGTTGAAATCACTCTGAGAGACTTTTGTAGCAACTGCATCAGATGTGACTTTCAATTCAGCTTTTGTAGTTCTAATTGAATCAGCATTAGCATTCGCTTTAGATAAAGCACTATCAGCGGTTATTTTCACTCCGTCGACATAAGTCTTTTCCGCTTTAAGAGCAATAGCAGATTGGTTTTGACTAATGGAAGTCCCTTGGCTATCAACTGTCCGTTTTAGATTGTCAAAAGTTGTTTGAGAAACCTTGCTCGAAACATCATTGACCAGTTGCCTAATATTTGTTTCAGCAGTAGTCACTTTTCCTTGGGTCTCTGATAACCTCATTGACAATTGTTCTTGACCTTCAGCTGTCTGATTGATTATCGTCCTAACTGAGCTGATATCATTCACTAGATCTTCTGTAGCCTGCGTCCACAATTCAGTCAATTCAGATAGATAAAGAGTCATTTGCTCAATTTTGACATTTGTTGCAAGCGGGAATGTATTATTAAATCGAATAAATATATTGTCTGTAAAATACGTTTCTGATGCACTGCTTAAGTCAAACAGCAAGTCAAAATGTTGCTTCCTTGTTGTATTCCCTTTGAACGTAATTCCTCCAGGATGATACCATGGACTAGATGAAAAATGAACATTTGTTGAAATATCTCTGGGCAATGCAGGATTGAAAGTAACATCAAAGCTTACTCTAACCATGTTACGTTCAAACCGTCTTGAATTTTTCCAAAAATCTTCAACAATAAAAAATCGTACATCTTGAGTAGTGACAGAAGTAACTACATAATCATATAATTTAGAGTTCTTTAAATAGTTGCGACTTCCTGCGTGTTGTGGTATCTTCGCCACCGTCTCACTAATCTCAGTTGTTATCCTGTTGCCAAGCTGTGTGATAGAACTTTCAGCTGTTGAGATACGCTGTTTCGCTTGGTCGAAATTGCTAGTTTTGACACGTTGAGAAATTTGGTCAGCTTGTACTTGTATCATAGCCTCGGCCGACGATACACGACCAGTCAGCGTATCAACAGTTGCCTTTGTGGCAAGCAACTTGATAGCTTCCTTGGTTTGGCTCAAATCTGTAGATAAATTAGATATCTGTCCAGATAATAAGCTTTTGGCAGTTTCAACCAGTCTAGTTGCCTCTGATATTGCTTGACTCTTAGCTGTTGCCAACTTTGTTTCCGTAGCCTGTCTTTCGACTGTGTCAAGCCGTGTCGCTTCTGCAATTGCTTCGGTCTTGACCTGGTTAGTCCTAGCGATTGCGCTTGCTGCATCTGATTTTGCCTGGTTGGCAAGTGCTTCAACAGATTGAGTCTTAGACAAAATATCTGCGACCTGTCTGTCGTGTTCATCGGACTGGACTTGCATGGATTGGTTGACTTGGGCGATTTCTTCCGCAATCCTTTCTCGCAAGGCTTCGCTTTCGTAGGTTCTCAGGATTTCTTCCCAGACTTCCCCAGTCCACCGAAGCATGATTTTGTGCCCCTCATGCTCTGGATCAGGCTTATACCAAATATCGTTAATCAGTACCTTACCTGGATACTTGACAGTAGGGGCTTCAGCACCGTACCAGTTGTTGTTAAAACCGTCCGCACTCGGCAGATAGTCAGGCAAATTCTGAACAAAGTTCGAAAACTCATTGGTAATAAATTGCTCAACAGCCTTGTCCGCAATGGTCTGGACTTTAGCTTCGTTACTTTCGCCGATTCGGTCACCCAGCTTGATGCCGCTGGATTGGTTATTCAGTCGGTTAAAGGTAATCTCGAAAATCCGAGTATCATAGTCCAATTTCTTATCATGCCGAACCACTCGAATGGTATCCCCAACCCTGACCCCTCTCAGATAGACACTTGAGGTCTTCAAGGTCAACTGCGGACGTGCAGCATCCACCAAAGCCCTGTAGGTTCGCTCTATCAAGACTTCTGGATTCTCTTCTTCCGAAAAGTCCACAAAGCCGATTTTAGGACGCATAGAGCCATCAGCGTTCTTGATACCGTATTGTCTGGTCATCAAGGGAAATTCCAGATATTTCTGCCCTGCTGGTTTGTCAACCGGCTTGCCTTGTGTCCTTGACCAAACTACGTTTTCAAACGTAATTTTTCGACCGTAGCCGTCACCAGTTTCTTCACCCTTACCTCGACCGACTAGGGCTGTAAAGATGTTGGTGCGTTCCACTTCTTGCAAGATTTGCAAGGCATTGTGCCCATAGACCACACGCTTACCAACCGCCTGACCGATTCGTTGCTTAAAATCTATATAACGAGCACCGATGCGATTGCCATTCATCTCGACAAAAAACTGCATTTCCAAGTCCCAGACTTCACAGACTTTTTTTAATGCATCAAAAATAGATGTATAATAAAAATTGGTGCTGTGTGGCGTAGTTTCGCCAACAAACCGAGCTTGCCAGTTGGTCCCAGCCAGCAAATCCGTAATCACATCACGAGCCAAGACATTCTTTGGACGCTTATCAAAGACAGGCGACTTCCGAAGTTCCTCAATGCCCGACTGGACACCAATCAACGTTGTCAGTTCATCAGAAAACTTCTGGGCCACGTAAAAATAATGAAAAGTATGAGCGTCCTCCATGGTCTGAATGGCCATGTACTCGACCTGTTCCAGCTCATCCGCATTCAGCCCTTTGAGTTCAACCGTCAAACGGTCGGACACATACCTCTCTGTTGTCAATGCGTACTTCTGCAGGGCGGTCTTGACAGCTGATTTTCTGACAATCTTTATCAGTTTTTCGTCCTTATCGAATAAATAAATCACGCTCTCTCATCCCTCCAAACTACATTTTTTACCGTGGCGTTTTGCGCCGTAATCCTATCTCCGTTTTTGACTGTAAATTGTTCCAGCGGACTGAACCGCTCCAACTCACTGAGGATACTCCTGCCGTTGTACGTGGCAGTTACTTCCTCATCTCCAAAAATGACCACAATGTCTTTCCCTGCTGCATACGAACCAGAGAAAGACAAAATCTTAGCCCCATTGATAATCTGCACCTGATTAACCGTCCCAGTCGGTGTGACCGTGATAGACTCAGGCAAAACTTCAAGGGCATCAGATAAAGAAATCAGCCCAGTGGAATTCTGGGCATTTTTCTTTTTGTAACCATCTGGCACTATCAGACTAAACTTGCTGACAACAGACAAGGATTTTTCCTCAATGTCGTCTGCTCCACTAAAATAACCGTAGTAGGTGTAGGCCGGCTCGTCTTTAAAAGTGATTTCCAGATACCCGCTACTTGCAAGTGTCCGCAAAATCCTGTTGAGTTTCGCGAACTTGTCCCGCATTTCCGCACTGGTTCTAGCTTCCAGCTGGTACTTGATTTCAAGCACACGCTCATCATCAGACATGTCTTCTACCCATACACCTCGACGACCTGGGACAGAGGTTGTCTTGACCGATTGACCAAGTAAGCCCCTACCTGTTACTGTCAAATGACGGTAGCCCTCGACAAGTTGACTGAGGGGCACACCGTTGATGGACATATTATCACTAGGCTCGAAAGCCGTGATAGTTCCGTCAACTTTTTTCAAACTAGCGTAATGATACATAGCTTTCTCCTTCCTAGTAATGATCCAAAATCAATTCCATTTCCTGGGCATTTGTGATGTCTTCCGTGAAGGCGCGATAGACTGTATTGCCCATTTTGAGCACAATGTCAGCCGCTTGCTGACCAACTGTCAACGTTCCTCCGTTAAATGACACAGATGGATCGTAAGCTGTTAAACGTCCTAACTCACCATCCACAGCTCCTAATTCACTTTGTAGGCTACCAGCAACATCTTGACCCGTAAAGGCTGAGATAGCCCCTTGAGCCATTCCTGCCATAGATTTCATGACTTTTCCAGCACCACTATTGATACCAATCACAAAACCTTCATCGGTATAGATACCAAATTGACGGAATACACGAGACGGAGATTTAATGCCAAGCAAACCTTTGGCCCAGTCAATCGCCCCACTAACTGCACCGCCAACAGCATCAATCAAACGACCTGCTGCACCTTTGACACCTTCGACGAAACCATTTATTAAATCTCCGCCGACCGAAATAGCGTTACTAATAAAGTTTCTAGCAGCATTGACCGCATTGTCAAAACCAGTTCGAACTGCCGAAACAATCCGTGGTCCAGCATTTGTGACTGTACTTACCAAGTTGTTCCAACCGTTCGAAACGGTTGATTTGATATTTTCAATAGCACTTGAAATGGATGACTTGATATTGTTCCAGGCATTTTCTGCTGCTGACTTGATATTATTAAGAGCGTTTGAAATCGAGGTCTTGATGTTATTCCAGGCTGTTTCAATATTGCTCTTTATCGTGGTCATTACATTGCTGATGGTTGTTTTAATCCACTCCCAAGCCGTGCTTGCAGCTGTTTTGATACCTTCCCAGATACCAGATAAGAACGTTGTAATAGCATTCCAAATCTCACTGGTTTTGGTCTTGAGGATCTCCCAAGCGTTCGAAATTGCCTGTTTGATTAGGTCAAAGTTCCCAGTTACAAGTCCTACAATCGTTAACAGTATTGCTGCAAAAACTGCCTTGATGATTTCCCAAGCAGCCGACCAAACTGTCTTGATTAATTCAAGATAGGTTTGAATATAACCCCAAATAGTAGTCAATACAGACATTACTGTAGTCGAAATAGCCGTCCAAATGTTACTTGCAACTGTTGAAATAGCATTCCAAACTGTATCCCAAGTAGTTTGGATACTTGTCATGATGTTTTGGATGATTTCCCAAACGGCTGTAATAGCATTGCTAACGGTAGTTTTGATCCATTCCCAAATTGGACCAACAACTGTCATAATTGTTCCCCAAACTGTATCCCAGATTGACTTCAAAAATGCTAATCCTGTTTGAAAAATCTGAACTAAGCCATCAAGCGCAACCTGTATAAGCGCCTTGATACCTTCCCAGATAGTACCTGCTACTCCTTTAAGAGTTTCCCAGGCTCCTGACCAGTCGCCGTTGATCATTTGCATAACCGCCTTGATGATCCCCAATACAACTTTCAGACCCGTATCAACAACTGTCTTGATAACATTCCAAACAGTTGTCACAACAGCAAGAATAAGGTCCCAGGCTGTTTGCACAATCGGAATGAGAGTGGTCATGACGGTTTCTACAACCGTTCTTATCGCATTCCAAACTGTCTCAGCAGTTTGTCTAATTAGTTCCTGGTTTTCGTTCCACCAGGCAACCATCTGCCCCCACAAATCCATAACAAAAGACACTACAGCCTCGACTGCAGCGCTAATAGCTGATTTGATTGTTTCCCAGGCTGCCTGAACTTTCGTTCTAAACTCTTCGTTAGTGTTGTAAAGCAAGACAAAACCTGCGACTAAGGCAGCGATAACCCCGATTACAGCCCAGACCGGAGCGGTAATACCTCCAATAATGCCACCAAGTGTGCCAAACACACCAGCTACAGCCGTTCCGCCTGTTTGTGCGGCAATAAAACCAGCCTTAAGCAAACCAAAAGCTTTCGAGACTGCGCTGATTACTCCGACAACTTTTCCGATAGCCCCAACGATAGTTCCAAAGACCATCAAAAAAGGCCCTGCAGCAACTGCAATCAGACCAAGCCACTTCTGCCAAGGGGCAAGAGGGAGATTATCCCAGATGGTCAACACAACATTCTTGACATTGCGAACAAAATTCTGGATCGTTTCACCCAGGTTGCTCAATAGACCTTTGATGTCTGCATCTTTTTGTCCTAGCCCAGCGACTAAGTTTTGAGCAGCTGCTTTCATGGAATCAAAAGACCCGGACACAGTTTCACTGGCTTCTTTGGCAGTAGTTCCTGTAATTCCGAGTCGTTCTTGTGTAACGTGGATAGCTTCAATGAGCTTGTCAAACGGTATATCCTTGACATTCTCAGCAGTCGCCTCAAATTCACCGTTTAAGACTCCTGATTCATTAACCAAACGAGCCATTTCAGACTGTGTACCGCCGTAGCCAAGCTTCAAGTTATCTAGCATCGTATAGTTATCTTTGGCAAAGCCTTGATATGCATTTTGGATGTCCTGGATGTTAGAACCGAACTTGTTCGCATTATCAGACATATCCACGATTGCCATGTCCGCATATCGTGCAGCTTCTACTGTGTCTCCGCCAAGACCTTGAAGCAGGCTGGCAGAGAACGATGTGACCTGTTCCATGTATTTTACACCAGACACACCAGCACGTTTGTATGCCGTTTCCGAATTGGCAACGACGGTACTAGCTGAGTTTTTAAACATGGTCTCAACACCACCAAGAGCCTGTTCTAATCCTGCGTAGGCTTTCACCACTCCACCAATTGCACCAACCACGGGAACGGTAAAACCTGCTGACATGCCTGCTCCAACAGCAAACATAGAGGAACCAACAGTCGAAAGAGTTTGGCTAACCTTATCAAGACTTGAGCCTGTTTGGTTTCTAAGGCTCTTTAATGACATTTCAGCTTCCTTCATCCCGCTGGTAAAAGGTTTGACATTAGCGCTTAATATTGCTTTTACATCAAATGTTGGCCCCATTAACCTCCTCCTCTCATCGCTTGATTAAGTAGCCTGTTCTTATCAGCCAAACTCAAAGTTTTTTTGACTGGCTGTACAGGTTCGAACAATTTATCAAATTCTTCCCTATGATTATAAAAATCTTCAAATTTCCTATAAGCCGATCTAGCTTGCTTGCCCTTTCCTTTGGTAGCCTTCACACTCTGGTTGAACCAAGCCTGTATTGCTGCGTGGTACCGCCTATCTTCCTGCTGAATAGCATAAGCGGTATTGTAGATATAAAACTCCTCCAAAGTCGTGTTGGCTGCCTCAATATAGGTCATACCATGCCTTGCAATCAAGAGGGCAATAGCTTCATCGTAACCAAAATTTGACGTCGATGTTTTTCTTTCCCCTACTCGACTAGGTTCATTGCTTTTTTGAGTAGGGGTGATTTTTTTAACTCATCAACCACTTCCTTAATGGTTTTGTCATACGTTTCGTTGTTAATCAACTCTTCCAAATAAGCCTCAATCGCTTCATTGCTTGGTTTTTGTGGTTCTGTAACTGTTCCAGCCTTGATAATGTCCACAAAAGCCATCGGATCATTGAGGGCCTGACCAGCGTTGAAAAGGGTCATAGCACCATATCCTGTTTTCATCCCTTCAAGTTCTGCTGAATGCAACTTGTTCATTTCACGCAAAAAACCAAGACCAAAACGCAATGTGTATTCACGTCCACCAATTTTTAAAATCATTTACATTTACTCCTTATTGAAAAAAATAAGGGGCATAAAGCCCCTAAAATTAAACACTTGAACCAGAAACTTCCGTTTCTTTAGCAAGTGTGTGGTAATCGTATTGTGCTGCTTCAACTGCTGCTTTTTGAGTCGCTGTCAACGAATCAACAGCTTGTACACCGTTGCCATCCATTGTCATTTCGTAAGACAGCTCTACCTTGTCATCAGATGGCGCAGAAATTTCAAAGTTCTTAAAGTAGCCTTGGTAGTAGTCAACATCATAGACTTCCTTACCTTCATGTTGACGCTTGCTGCCAAGGTCAACCTGCCAAACTTCGACCTTGTCTTTCGCAAGATACCATTTGCGCATTTCATGCCACATATTGACTGTATCTGGATCAGTTTCGCGATAAGCCAACGATGTAAAATCACCACTGGTTTCACCATCGGTAATACTATTCACAACACCGTCTTTTGTGATTGTCGTTTCAACTTCTTTTTCAGAGTTGATTGTGTGTTCCACTTGGAAACGTACTTTGCCTGCATCTTGTTTCTTCTGGTCAATCACTCGACGGAAGAAAACGACCAGGTCTTTACCTTGGATTAGTTCCATTTAGTTCTCCTTTTTCGTGTAATCAAAAGTAAAGTCCAGCACAATGTGAAGTAATGGCTGGACATCTGTGTTATCTGGGATAATTTGCTTTGAGGTTTCGACATGATACAAGTGATAGTCATATCCATCATGAGCACGTTTGACCTCGGACTCTAAATAGGCTGAAATATCGTCCAGATTCGCCCTATCTGTCCGTAAACCGTAGAGGTGGACTGTTTGCCTTACCCTACCAAGCAAGTCCTTATTTGGGCTATCAGAGCCATTATTTTCGCCTATGTATACAAACGGATAAGCACTCTTTGCATCTGGCAAGAAATCATAGGTATCAACCCTAATGTTACTGATAGCAAACAGCCGTCTGAATAATGCATGGTTAGGGGTCATTTAAAAGCTCCTTTCATGACATCGGTCATGTCCTTTTGGAATTGTGGTTGAATTTGCTCCATCATGGGCCGAAAGTGTGGAGTGCCTGGTTGAAACCGAGTCCCGTATTCCTGATACCCTTCATACCCTGCTTCACCATGGATATGAGCTTCCATGCCGGGGTAAGAAGTTGTTATGTGGTCTTTCAAGAACTCGGTATCTTTGGGCGCCAACTGTTTAGCAATTCTTTTCCCTTTTTCTCCGTTGTTCTTCAGGACTTTCAAAGACTGATCAACAGCCTTTGGTTGGGCGTTGCTAATAGTTGCCACTAGCTTTTCCATACCTTGCCATTTGATAGCCATCTAACCACCTACCTTCTTCAATCTGACGGCACCTTTGATGGGCGCATCAATCTGATCCATAGGGATGTACTTACCACCATCATAGATAGCGGATTGGAACGGCTCCTGTGCTTGCTGGAAACGGCAAATCATGATGACATCCGTCTGATTTCCGTACTCCTTCAAGACCCTTGCTTGTGAAATGAAGTTCACCAAACAAGGTACGACCGTTTGTTTTCCCACTGTTTCATCATAGCTGTTGGTATCAGGATTGTATCTAGGTGCTACTTCTCCACGGACGAGAGTAATGCGGTGCGGTGTTTTCACAGAAACATCACCTTGCCTTTCTCTCGGACGGAGCCATCCAGACCAAAATCTTTGTTGAGAATAGCCATGTAAGGTTTGAAGAGATTGTCCCATTCCTGGTAGGTCACAGAATAGCCATCAACAGTTTCAGATGTGACCCCTTCAGAACCTTTGCGACCATATAGCTTATAGACCACATTCTCAATCATGAAGTGATACTTGCTATCAACGACCGAGGAGGTTGTTAGTAGCTTGAAATAACTTTCCGCATCCTCGATCAAATCTTCAAGTAGAGCATCTTCTGCTGTGTCATCGGCTGGAATACCCAACCGACGCTTGATTTTAGTTAGTTGGGTAGCATCCATGATTATTCCCCCGTAGCACCTTCTAGCAAGGCTTTCAATTCATTCTTGCTAGCACGGGAACTGTATTTGATACCAAGTTCATCAAGTTTAGCTTTCAGTTCCTTGGCGCTTGGGTCTTTTTCATTGTTATCATCTTTTGGTTCGAGAGACAAATCCCCCTCAGCACCATCAGAAACAATGGCACCTTTACCAAGCAATTCCTTGATGCGATTATCAGATACTGTTAAATCTGGCCGTGGATAGGTTTCGCCTTTTTCGTACAGACGGTTATTGTCCTTACTGTCCAAAATATTCTTTGTTACGATATAAGCCATAAATTAGCTCCTTTCTTAGACACGCTCAGCAGCTGTCAATTTAGCGAATGCATCTGTCTTCGTGATCATTACAGCAATGTCCATAGTGGCACGGATAGCAATCATTTCTTGTTCAAAGAGGTTGATTGGAGTACCATCTGCATTAGTGATAGTTGAGATTTGACCTTCTTCTGAAATCTTGTAAGTGATGTTGTATGGCACACCGTAGATCAGATTGTCAAAGTCACCAGCGAGCAGGTCACCTTTTTCAAAACGTGCAGATTTTAGATCTACAGTAGTGATACCATCAATGGTACTTGCAGCCTTGTCATAGATAGACACCTTGTTGCCGTCACGAGCTTCACGTAAGGCAGAACGGTTTTGAATTTTAGACACGAACGCATTTGGTTCAACATCTGCATCATAGAGAGTATCTTGCAACTTCAAGATGTTGTCATAATTGATAGGACCACCAATTACTTTGTTTGCATCTTTAGCAGCCTTAGCAACTGAGTTCGCAAAAGGTGTATCATGACCAAGTAGACCAGCTTCATCAATTTTCTTGTAAAATGCTTCAACGATTTGAGGTTTCATGTCTTCGAAGAATTTCTTCCAAGTATAATTGAGAGCTTCACGGGATGTTACCAAGATGATACCGAGTTTGTGAGCTTTCAAAGTCACTGGCACTACTTCTGGTTTGTCAGTCTTGATTTTTTCTGTTTCATTTACCCAGTAAGCTGAAATACCGTCTGTTTGAACGTAGACAGTTTTTTCTTGCTCACCTTCCATTTCTTGGTACTGACCAAGCTGCATGACAAGAGAGTTTTGAGCAACTTCTTTCATGATGATGTCTGTAAATTCTTTGTGCAGTGTCCCATCTTTCTTCTGTGATACGAGGACATTTTCTGGATTAAAAGTTTGTACTGTCATTTATTGACTCCTTTATTTGATAATGCGAGAGCCTCGGAAAATGTCGCCACGGCTCTTAGTAGTTGATTCCCCACCGAAGCTAGACGACATCTTCGGTGGTTCGGACTGCGTGTACTCAGCTTTAATCTCGCTGATAATACTTTCAAAGTCTGAGATAGCCTGCAAGGTATCATCTGCCGTATCTTTCACCACAAACGATAGTACCTTGTCATTAACCGGCAATTTGCGACTTGAAAGTGTTTTGATAGCCTCATCTGTCAACTCGCGTTTGACCTTATCCTTCTTGAGTTGGTCAATTTCATCAAGCATCTTCTGCTTTTCAGCTTCAGCTACTTTCTGACGATAGGCTTCCAGCTCTTTGCCTGAGAGTTCATTCTCAGCCTTGTATTGCTCCAAAGCTTTCGCAATTGCATCAGCCGTATCTTTTGCATGCTTTTCTTCAGCCTGCTTCAAACGACGTTGCATTTCAGCAAGTGATACCATTTTTTCAGGTTCTTGTGGATTGCTAGCTTGTCCGTTTTGACCTTGTTCCGGATCAACTGCTGGATTATTGTGTTCATCTGCCATGTTTTGGCTCCTTTCTTTTACGCTTTAACGTGCAACCTCCACGAACTCATGCAAGGATTAACGTCACTAGCACGGTTTGGACACAAAGAAAACCGCCTCAATTTGACACGGTTTTAAGTATTTTGAAGTAGTTTCGAGCAGTCTTTCCTGCTGTCAAGATGTTTGACCACCTCCTTACCGTTTCCAGAACGGCTTCTTAGTATTAGCTACTTGCTTCTCGATTTTGTCAAATCTCGCATTAGTAGCCTGGGCGTTGCGTTCGACAACGGAACGTAGTTCAGAAAGTTCATTTGCCTGCTTGGTGTTTTCATCAAGTAGACTTTTAATGATATTCAATGCAATATCAACAGCTTTTTTAGTTCCCTGAACTTGTTCAATCAGTTCACGTTTCTTTTTGATTCGTTTATTCATGTGCCTTGCAACCTCCATTTTTAGAAACTACTTGAATGTCTGGTTTGAATTCAGACAATTCTTTCAAAGCGTTCTGGTACACCTGTTGGGCTTCGTCGACATTTTGCAGTAAACGCTGAAATTCGTCTTGATTCTCCCAATTTAGCGCCAGGTCAATTGAAAAACTAGTCATTAGAGCCTCCTTTCCAAAGCCAACCGAAATCATTATCAGTCAGCACTTGATATAAAATTTTACCAATCCGGTCAGCCTGTTCTTCTTCGTGTTGGACGTAACCAGCTTCAACCAAAATGCCATGAGTGATTTCGTGGATAAGTGTTTGATCTTCAATTTGCTGGCTGGTAGAGTCATCAAGCACAATCTTACCGGTCTTGTACTCAATATGCCCCCATTCACCAGTTTTGCCTTGCAAGTCTGGTTTCTTGCTGACTTCATAAACTATACCGCCAATTTTGACAGTCTCTATACCTGGTTTCTTATCTCTGTTCATGTTTCCTCCTGTTTTTGGGTACAAAAAAAGCACTTAGACATCTCTAGGTGCTTGATTAAATTTTCTTTAAAAACTCTGAAGCAGTTAAATCATGGTTTAACCTCAATTCTCTGAGCAATCTTCTTCCTCTAAATCTTGTATCTTGATTATATGATTTCTTAAATTTATAGGTTTTGGAAAGTTCCTCGATTAAAGGGTTATTTGTTACTGCTTTATTAGGCAAGAGTGGCAGGATAGCAAATCCTAACTCTGATAATTCTTCATCTGTCGCTGACTTCAAAAATGAAATAACTACAGAAACAGGAATTCCAATGTCTGCGGTAGCTACTTTTCCCCTAACTCCGTCAAAATGTTTCAAAAAACGCTCATCAATCATTTTGCAACTCCAAACTAATTAAATTCAAACCGGAAGAATTTTTTTCTATTGACAAAACTTTAAACTTCGAATTAGGCTGCAACAAGAACTCTTTCTCGTCGATTTCAACTAGCATATCTGAAAATTTAGCTATATATGCCCCTTTATTAGATCCTTTAGGGATTTTAATATCAAATAAATATCTATCGCCTGCTCCGTCGTTTGAAAAGTCCAGGGCTATATTTCTATCCAGACTTGTGCTTAAGAAACCTTTATCAATACTAGTCACTTCGCCTACTTTTAGTTTGTTATAGTATCCTTCATCGGTTCTTGTTCCACGATAGGTTATAAAGGACTTTTCCGAAGTGTAGTCTCCCAATATGTCTATCAACTTAGAATTTCGCTCTAATCTTTCGCTGATAACCTGCTTAGCATACGTTTTATCATACTCGTCGAAATAACTCAAATACTCTTGTTCATACTTGTGAAGGCCGTCTCGTAATATTTTGTTAAATATTTCTTGACCCTCCATCGTTGTATAAGCGTTGATGATTTCTTTTTTCTCCGAGTTTCTTTCAACTCCATTATACCACTCTTGATAAGATTTTTGTTTTTCAAAAAAAGCATCAATTTCATCTGGATTGCTAGCAACAAAAATTTCATCTTCTTCAAAAGCAAGTAATTTCCGACCTGTTCCTGAAATCTGTTTCTGACTAGTCTTCTCAGCTTCTGTTTGCTTATCCTCGCCCCAAATACCATTTGGTGCTTCACGGTCAAGCGTACTTCCACCAGCCTTGTAGTCCATTTTGATATGTCCATAAGCTGAACAGCGACAGTTAGGATGCATGGGGTAGAAATTCACCCCTTTTTCCACTTTATCAATCGGTACTGCCACTTTATCCAAAGGTCCACACAAATCACACGCTCCAGGCTCAGCCACGAAGATCATGTGTGTAAATCCGTTGTCTTTCAACATGCTGTACTGCGTATCAGCGTTAATCCGTGCTATCTCAGTCTTCAACAAGCGTTTCGCATTCTGTTCGCTGGTGCCGTATTTCTTAGCCAGGCGCTTCATTTCCTGCTTATAGCCCATCATGTCTGTAAAGATACGGTTAAGTGAGCCAAAGACATCCCTCTGAAGCGTTGCACGAAGTCCAAGACCACCCCACACTCTAGCAGAAAATTTCTGCCCATAGAAATCAGCGTCCAAAATCGCCTGCATGCGTTTTTTTGCTCCACTGGACGAAATACCCAAAATGCCTGCTTGACGCTTATATTCGTTCAGAAATTCATCTGTTCGTGCCTTATCAAAGACCTCGTTAACCTCAGCAGTCAAATTTTGAATTTCAAGCGCTAGTTCAGCCTTCAACAACTCCAGTCTGCTGACTTTCATTTTGAGGTTATAGACTTTTAGCCATTCATTTGTTGCATGACTAAAATCTTTCTCCTTGACAGCCTTGGCAGCCTTATCAGCAAACTTTGTAACATCCATTTTGGATGCTTTTTTCATAGCTTCCTGTTTGGTCAAACCTTCTTTACTAGCATAGCGCATGTAAAAGCCGTCAATTTCCCTTTGCATGCGGTCAAAAGACTCTTGATAGATTTGTGCCAGCACCCTATCACGGTCCAGGTCACGCTTCATCAGCTCTGCTTGAGCTTTTCGCTCCGCATTGTACCGCTGATTACTTGTTATCCGCTTGTCCGACATCTGCATCACCTACAATCTGACCAATTTCAAGGTCACTAGACCCAGCTTGCTTCAAAATTCGGCTGTGTTCAGTCTTGTAGTCCGTAAAGCTAGCATTTTCCATGAGCGTTTCCTGGGAAATCTCACCGCCTGCCTCAATGTAAGCCTTAATTTCTGTCCAGACATCTTGTGGAATGTTGGGGTGGAAAGTAAAGGTCAACTTGTTTGCTTCAATTACTGGACCGTTGATGGCTTTGTGGATATTGCTGATAAGCTCGTACCTACGACGCAAAGCCTTAGTAAAGTAAGTTTCCTTGTCTTTTCGTACCTGTTCCAAACCAATCATCTTGTAAAGCAAAGCAATACCAGACGACGTTGAGTTGAAACGGTCATCATCAAGATTTGGGATTCTACTAAATCGGTGAATGTCATTGGCTAGACGGTTCTTGTAGGCTTCTGTCCCGTTGACATCATATTGCTTGTAGATATATCCAGCATCTGCATTGGTCTGTTGCCCTGTGGTGCTAATACCAGTCTGTAAAAAGAGCATATTTGCATCTTTCATCTTAGCAGCATCTTCTGGCTTCATCCCCATGCTGTCTAAATCGCCCTTAATCAGCAACATAGCATCGTTCAAGTCACTCATGTAGTTAGCTGTATCAGACTGTCCAGCATCGTAAGCATCAATCAGAGATATTTCGCTCTCATAGTCGCCCATTCTAAAACGGTTGTTCCACCACTCAACTACAGGTACATCATTGTAGCTGTGTTTTTTGACATCATCCACTACCAAACGGACTGAATTGTTCGAATACGGCTTGTAGGTAATAACCTGATCTTTAGTATAGACTTTCATATTGACCTTATCTGCATAGATTGGCAAATGCACCGCTGCAATGATGTTTTGTTCGACTGTCAAATCACGAATAACAAACATTTCAAGCGGACTGATTAAGACCACACGGTCTACCTTATCCTTATCCCTGAAATGGTATTCGTAGGCTCTACCATAGACGGATGCATCAAACGCCAGGTCACTGTTCAAAGCGTTGATGTCGTTCTGCCACTCAATATCCTTGATTGTTGTTAATTGATCAGCAGAGCCACCTTCCATAACTCCTACACTAACTGGATTCCCAATGACGTAACTTGTCGCAAAGCTGGAGATATAGCCACCCCATTTATGTCGGACGCGATAATCTGCCTTTTCATCATCCAGACGTCGATGTCCAGCCAAAATGCTGAAATTGTCCCCTTGAGCATATGAAGCAAGAATCTTCAAGCGGTTCTTCTGACTACCAAAAAAGGCTGCCAGCATATCCCTGAAAGCCTTCCTACCCTTGTCAGTATTCAGCAGGTCATCTACACTATTGTACCTGAATTGCTCGTTTGCCAATTGGCTAAAAACTAAGCTGTCATTCCTAGTCTTCGTCACGGAATCAATACCGTGTTCAAATTCGTTCACTTTGTCCACTTTTTACCTCCTGAAAAGTTTATTTACTGTCTTGATAGTCTTGTCAACATCTGATTTTTGTGTCTGAATGTGATACCTCTCCAATGCATAACGGATAGCATCGATAATATGGTTATTGCTATCGATCGGCTCATTCAACCACTTACCGTCCTTGTCTTGTTTGTAGATATAAGTATCAAATTCCTCAATCGTCTTCACACAGGATGGATGAATGTAAATTTTGAATTGCTTCATAAAGTCAATCCCCACATTAATCGAACCTTTGCCTTTGATTGAAGGAACAAGCCGTCTAACGCCCTTTGCTTGCAACTCTGCAATCAAACGTTGTTCAGCACTATCAGCTGTAATCACAGCGTTCTGCATGTCAGCATCTACAATCATCTTAAAGATGTCATCCGTAGTCATGGCATACTCGTAGTGTTCAGCATAGATCCACAGTTCTTTTTTATCCAAATCAACCGCTAAACGTGGAAACGTTGTAGGGTCATGAGTAAAACCGAAGTCAAGACCTGCAGTTGTCTCACCTATCCGCTTAATCATGCTGACTATATCAAAGTCTTTGACTTCGTAATTCTCAAACACAAGGCCTTCAGCAACACCCCAATCGCCATTAGCAACAACAGCAGCACGCCTTGGATTCGTTCGCCACAAATCCTCGTAACGGTCTATATCCTGTTGGTCCAGCCATTCATTTACACGGTATGTTGTCGTGTCAGCAAAGACATCCTTCTTCCTGGTATCTTCGTCAAAAAATGCAGATTTCAGCCAATGCCTTTCAGACCAGGGGTTGAAAGTGATTGTTATCTGCTTGAAGAAATCAGGTTCATCAACGGAACCACGTATTGATTCAACCAATGTTTCAAACTTATCTTGATTTTCAACTTGATAGGCCTCTTCCAACCAGAGCCACGATAGCAGGCCTGTATCAACAGTGATAGACGTAATCTTCAACGGATCGTCAAGGCCTCTAAATAGTATTTTCTGACCTGTTGCCTTGACCGTAATCTCTGGTAAGCTCTCATTGAACTTAAACAAGTGAGATACATTCAATCTGTTTGCAGCCCACTTCAAGTCTGTATAGGTTGACTGCTTGTTGGTGTTTGAAAACCTACGTACAACCAAAAGATTCGCCCAATTATGTTTCAGGATTGCAACGATGTAGTATAGAGCAGTCGTTTTTGATTTCTTGCTACCACGACCGCCCTTGACAACTCGGTAGAAGTTTCTTGACCGCCAAAACTGACCATAGCCCTTTCCAACTATGTCTGGCAGATTGACCTTAATCTGGGATGTCCGCTTCATTCGCAAACACCACCGTTCCTGTATGTTCTATTTCCTGCTTATCAGTTGGTTTGTACCCAGCTCTATCCAAAATATCTTGTGATGATTGCATCCTAACCATTTCAGACTTCGCATATTTACTGAGAAAAACCAAGGTCGCAATAGCCGGAAGAGCATATTTGCCAAAAGCTTTATCCACATACTCTTTGTTTAATTTATTCCATCCGGATTTATCTTCAGTGTCGTTTTCCCAATTTCGTAATTGTCTGTCAGTAATCCCGATTATTTCCGCTACTTGAGCTTGGGTAGCGGTAGGATTTAACAGCTTAAACTCAATAGCATCAAGCATTTTCGCCTTATTCGCTCTTGCCAAAATATGTTCCTCCTTTCGGAAATTTTCGGAAATAAAAAACCCACACTTCATTGTGTGACAAAATAAAACGACTTAGCACTGGTACGTTGCAGGGTGCAAGCGTTGCTAAGTCTTGAGCAACGGGAACAGCAGGATTCGAACCTGCGACTACGGATTAAAAGTCCGTCGCATTAACCCCTTTGCTATGATTCCCAAAGACCCCCTAGCGGAATCAAACCGCCCAGCTTATAACTTACCTAGGATATAAGTAACTGTGCAATCATGCAGGGCCTAGTCCCGAGGGGGACTGTTCTGAAAGTTGATGAGTGATATATGAATTCTCGTCCAACGACTTACCCCATTCTGGGACACAAACACTCAAAGGAGAGTATGGGATTCGAACCCATGCGCCGAGTATTCGACCTAGCAAGGTAGCAACCTGCCCTCTTCAGCCTCTTGAGTAACTCTCCATAACAGGCAAGGCTCACTGCCTCACCCTTATTTCTTGATACTACCATTCTAGCAGATTTCAGACTTCATGCCTGTACCGTTACTATCATTTACTATCAATTCTGAAAGAATGACATCAAGCTCATTTACCGCCTGTTTCTTCAAACGGTAATATGTAGGAGAACTCATACCTCCCATGCTATCACAGATGTCATCAATGTACATTTTATTGATGTAGGTCATCCTCAAGACAGTTCTATGCTTAGGATTTTTCAGCTTATTGATAAGCCTACCAAGTTCGAGTTTCCTGCTAATAACTTCATTGGTATCTTGTTCAATAGCTTCTTTCATGATTACAAGCTGGGAATAGACATCATCAACTTTCCTAGCTTGCCCGCCCTGAACCTTATCAGTCTTCCATTTTGGACTTGAGAGCAAACCTGCCTCAAGTTCATTGATTTCATCTATTCGGCTTTGAATGTCTAAATCTAGATTTTGTAGTTCATCAAGCAACTCTTTAGCCTTGTTCACTCTCGTCTCCTTTTTGTGGTATAATATTGATAGCGATAAACCACAGTCAGGGCAGAGAGTGCCTTGACTTTTTTTATTCGTCCCCCACCCGTACCACAATAGGGAGTTGGACTATGATACCATTTGCAATTACTTTCTATTTAATTTATTTGTGGCTGACCGTACTGCCATTGGCCAAATAATGTGACTTTAATCTACAAAGGAGTCCTCCTTTTCAATTTATTTTTAGCAGAATGACCCACCGACCTGCAACAGTCGGAAAGCCTTGAATTACCTCTAACAACCTCCTGAGCACCCAGAATTGATAAAGTCTTTAAAAGCCTCGAGTTCTTCAACAACATCATCTAGTACTTTTCTTTCCTGTCTAATGTCTTTCTCTGAAGCACCGTCACGACGGATATAATGTTCCAAAGCGTGCTTCATAATGTGCAATCTCACATATTCACTTGCCATTATTTCTCCTCCAGCAAGATCTTTTCCAATCTGTCAAATTCTTCCTGAGTAACAGTGACACAGTTTAACCCATTCGGAAAGGGAGTTATAAATTCTAGTTGGTTAAAACCGTATGAAAGCCTAGCGATTTCGTTTACATTTACGATTAAATCCCACTCGTTACCATCTACTATGTAAGTTGTTTTTATAAATTTATTTTTCATCACTCTACCTCCTATTTTTCGAAAAACATATCAATCATGCCGATGATAATAGCCCAAATAATAGTCAAAATCGCTATTAGTCCAGATAGGATGATGAGATTAAATAAAAACTCTAATATCGGCCAATACATCACTCCACCTCCACAAACTCCACACCATCGCACTCAAACACCCAACCAAAGCCTGCTGATTCAAGCTTGTCTTTGCTCACATGAACGTTTGAAGCAGCTAAGTCCGAACTGAAATACAAAACATTATTCACTTCCACAAGCGGTTGCCCATTAAATAATTCCACCATGTACAACTTTTCCTTCTCGACCTGGTAACCGAACAGCCAGGCACGGGTAAAAATATCTTCGTTCTTAATAATCCACTCTGATTCTTTATTTTGGGCATTATCCATTGCAATAAATAATGACATGCCTTCTGCTTTTGCGTATCGGATATAGCTATCAATAAATGCAGGCACCTCAACCTTCTGCGGTTGGTCTATTTGTGAGACGATTTTAACAACTTCTGCTTTTATTTCTTTAAAAGTTTTATCCCGAAATGACATTGCTTCTATTCTTTTAATCGCTTCCTGCTTATTCATTGTTTTTGTCCTTTCAAATACTCAGGGATTGGGTCACCAACTTTGATAGCCTCGTACTGTTCCTTTGTAACTAAAAACTTGCCGTAGGCATGGGCAGTGACTGTGTAGCGTCCCTCTATGATTTCCTTATCAGTAATCTCCCCGAACATCTCAACTCCAGCATTATCGACTTGATAAATAATCACTGGTTGCTGTTCGTTTTTAGCATTTTGATAACCTGCTTGGTAAATCATGTAGATAAATCCTAAAGCTGCAACAAATACTATAATCATACTTGCTGTGAATTTTACGGTATCTTTCACTCAACTTCCTCCATCTTTACGCTATACAACCGCTGACCTCGATACCTAGCTTCCAGGCCTGCTTTGCATTTCAAGGCATCAGCTTCATTTTCGAAGTAATGCGTTTCATCAACTAACATGTGATCAAATAATACTGTTATTGTCCAAGTCATGTACAACTTCCTCCTTTACAACGTATCCTAGTAATAGGGCTGCATTTAGCATATTTTGATTATTTGTCAATTCCTGTATTTCTGGATCAAGAATTGATTTCCTCATGATTTCAACAAACTCAGCTTGTTTTCTAGTTAGTTCAACCATTATTTTTCTCCAACATTTCAATCAGCCAATCAAGATTTTGACGTGCCTTTTTCAAGTCTTCCAATCCATTCTTACTGTGCCAGCGCAACATATATTTGATTGCGTTCCCCCAGTAAAAACCTTCTTCTTGCTCCGGACAGGCTGCAAAATTTTTGATGACATCGACAGCTTCAAGTCCGAACCGACCTTGATAATGCGACGGATTTTTGACTGCATCAGTCATTTTATTTTTAACTACAGAGTGAATATCTCCTGAATTGATATAGAATTCATTTTCTGATGTCGCAATTGCAATATCTAAAATTTCGTCTGATTCACCAACTTCAGTAATTTTTGCTTTAACTAAAACAATATCACCAACAGAGTATTTATTTTTTGCCATTTTTACTCCTTTTTATTCATTTTTTGTATAAAATCAACATGTACCATTTGTACCATCACTTTTCCAAAAACATTTTTTATAAAAATCAAAAATCCTATTATATCGGGCTTTATAGCACTTGCTATTTTTATTAACTTAAATATTTATATAATTGATGGTACTGAGGTATATAAACAGCCTACAAACCCAATACTACCAATGGTTTAGAGGTGTACCATCACGCTATAAAATAACAGTATACAAAAACTGTCCTAAACCCTTGATATACAAGGCTTAAATAGGTGTACCATCATTGATGGTACAGTGATGGTACATGATGGTACAGTCACTACATTTTGTACCATCATTTTTAGAAAGTGTACCATCAAAAATTATTGAATATTTTTTCTGAAGTATCCACGAGTCATTTTTCCGTTGACTCTTTTTTGTTTGTACTCCCAATCCTGATTGTTGTCCATAATCAGCTTAATCTTCCGAGCTAATTTATCTCCTTTGGCGACATCGATGTCAAAAACATTCTTCAGGATCTGCTTTGATGACACACTTTCTTGCGGTTTGACACCTTCGTAAATAAAACCGGCATCATTCCGATATACACCATTGTTGAAATATGCCCATGTGTACTGATGCTGTTGAACTACAGACATGCTTTCCCATTCTTCCGGCACTAGCATATCCAAATAATCATAGATTTGGTTTTCTGCCTCATCGCGATAAGTGAAGCGCTCCTTGTAAACTGCCAGCTCATCCTCGAAATCTTCATCGAAGGTCAAGGTGAAGCCTTTTTTATAAATCGCAACTGCCTCACCCCACAACTGCAGGACATCATTGTCCGTCATGTCGAATGGCTTGACGAATTGTTTAGCTGCATCCACCAAGATCGGTAGAAAACGACGTTCACCAGTTTTATCGCCCAGGTACTCGACCTTGTTGCTGGTCCGGGCAATCACAAAGTTTTTTGGGAACTTCTCAGCACGGCGACCATAGGACCTACGGAATGTCAAATCGGTCTTTGTCACAAAAGCCTTGAGCTCGTCAAAGGTCGTCTTTCTGCTGGCCACCATCTCGTCGTCATTTACGATCAGGGATTTTAGCATGATCTCGTAGTTGTCCTTGTCCATGAAATCCTTAGCGGAATCCGTGTACCAATCAACTGCAATCTTTTGCAGAAATGTTGTCTTACCGGCACCCTGGCCACCGACCAGGTCAAGAGTGTAGTCGAACTTGACCCAGGGATTGAAGACCTTGGACACAGCCCCAACAAAAAACATTTCTGCGATTTTCTGGACATAAATACTGTCTTCAGCGCCAAGCCAGGTCTGAAAGACTTGGTTCAAGCGTTCCTTATGGTCCCAACTATCATAGGCATGTTCCATGTATTCCTGGACAGGATTATAGGTCTTTTCAGCAAAGAATGCCTCAATGCCATCTTGCAAAGCCCTGGTCTTGAACACAACCTTGAAATGATTTTCCAGGTAAACACTGAGATAAGATTCAAATGCGGAGGGCAGCTGACCTTTCCTCATGCTGATAGCATCCAATTTGACATCTGCTACAATCTCATGCTCACCAGTAAATTCATTGTGCCGGAGGAAGTCATTGAGCTTGTTATCGCTCTTCATGGCCAACAGCACATTTCGAGGGCTGTCTGAGACAATGGCATCAATCTCAACCTTTTCTCCGTTTTCGTCCAGGACCTTTTTCTTCGTCCTGGTAAACTGCTTGACAGAGATATTTACAACATCACCAATCACTGCCACCTCCCCTCATGTGTTTTTGTATCATACTATCTACCGTCCGACTCAACTCTCTATCGCTTAGTGGATCAGCAGAATTATTATTCGCAATCCGTGCCAATTCCAAAACACAGTTTGGGTCAACACTTCTGGCCAATAACGTCCCAGCAAACTTGGCTGCCGTATCGTTTCGACTACCTTCCTCACCAAAGCCTTTGACAATCATTTCAAAGACCTCTGTGGTCCGATTTCGTTTACCAGCACCATTCCGGATTTGATAGTAAATGTCATCAAGTTCGCTCCGATTGTTCTTTTTCAGATACTCCTGCTTAATGGCCATGACTAGTGCTCGACTGGCAGTGACCATGGTCCCGCCTTTTTTTGACTCTTCCAAGTCCCAGGCATACTCCCCTTTTGGTGTTTTTGACGGAGCGACCAGAACATAATTATTTGGATGAGCTTTGATATCGACACCAGGTAAGAAACCAATCATCTGTGTTATGGACACATCTGGATGCTTAAAGTAAAAGATGTGCTTGCCGCCGCTGGCAGTCTTCGCCTGCAGTGTCGGGGTAAGTAAGTTCTGATGTTCCCAATTGTCCAGACTCTCATATCCGTTGTGCTTCCCATGCAAATCAACATCGATTACGAAGAATTTATCAGTCCGGACAGCGATATTACTATCCGGATACTGATTCCAAAAGTCTTCTATCTCTTGCGCGGTCATTGCTGGTTTATCAGCAAATTTTATCATTGGTTGCTTATTAGAAGGGCTTATAGGAATTACAGAAAAGCCCTTTTTCTGATAAGCCAAAGCCGCTTTCTTCATTCCCATCTAGCACCTCCTAGAACGGCAGATCTTCGTCTTGGATATCCATAGGACTTGAATTTCCAAATGATCCGTCTTGAGAATTCGACTGTTGACCACGGCTTTCCAAGAGTTGGAAACTTTCTGCAACTACCTCAGTAACGTAGACGCGTTGTCCTTGTTGATTGTCATAGCTACGAGTCTGAATGCGACCTGTAACACCAACCAGAGCACCTTTCTTAACCCAATTTGCTAAATTCTCAGCTTGCTGACGCCAAATGACACAGTTGACAAAATCTGCTTCACGTTCACCATCTTGGTTTTTGAAGTTGCGGTTGACAGCCAAGGTAAAAGTCGCAACAGCCTGGTTTGACGGAGTGTAACGAAGTTCTGCATCACGAGTCATGCGTCCTACCAATACTACATTATTTATCATTTATTCAATCCCTTTCGCTTTCTTAGTTTTTGTAATCAGATCTTGTGCTTCTTGCAGGCGGTCGGCTGGAATACTTTCGATTTTATCCACCCCAAGCTGGCCAATGAACCATACCCCAACCGTATTAACTGGTCCGCCTGAAGCCTCCGCAATATTCTTGATGTCTTCACGTAGCTTCTTCGCTTGAGCTCCTGTAATGTACTTAACACTGCCAGATGCTTTCTGATTCTGTTTCGGATTTGATGCAGGCTTACTTTGTGCTGGTTTCTGAGCTTGTGCTTGCTTACCAGTTTGGTTCGCATATTCGTCAGCATCAGGATCCTTGTTGTCATCAATAGCAAACAGACCGTTCAAGGCATATTTGCGAGCGTAGCTGGAGGCGGTTCCTGTAATCTGACTTCCATCCATACCTTTCTTTGTATCTTCTTCCCTTGCTGATGCTTGAGCACTAATAGAACTGCCGCAGGCAAATAATGTTACTGTAGCACGAACGTAATATCGGTCCCCAATCTGTTCGATATCATCATTTAATACCAGGGATGCATCATGCTTTTTGAGTAAAGGCTTTAGTGCTTCCAAAATATCCTCTGCACTACGATAGTTGTATTTCCCGAAAGAATTGTACTGTCCTTTCGGTGCAACCAGCTCTGTCTGAATACTGCACAGGGTTGCAAATATTGGCGATTCTTTTACTGTCATGTATTCTCCTTAAAATTGTTTGAATGCTTCCATCAATTCTTCAAATAAATTTGATTCTTTTGGAACAATTTTAGAAACCTCTTCTCCATTTGGATAAGTAAGTGTGTACTCAGCATCTACCAAGATAATTTCACATTCGTGCATTTTCGCAAGAGCTTTAATTTCGGATTTTTGTTCCAAATAATACTTGTATGGAATCGATAGAGCACCACGGATTTCTTCTACAAAACCTGCTTTCGTTGTTAACGAATGTGGATTATTTTCGATACTTTCCATAAAATAACCCCTTTTTTTCTCACGCAATACGATTAACTTGTTTGAAATTTTCATTTTTTTGCTCCTTTGTTTTTAAAAATAAAATTCTACGACTCTAACGTCGTGCTGCTGACGGCTACCAGTAATCCGCCAAAGAAGTTGACGATAGTCGTCGTAATCTCCGTCACTGGGCTGGGACGGATCCAGAACTACAATTGTTTTGAAGCGGTGCTGGAGTCCATCGACCCCAACTCCTAATACTTGGCTAGTAGCGACCATATTGGTCCTGTCATGCCCTTCTTTCTTGTCGCCAGTCCAAATACCGATTTCAGGATGTCGCTCATAGATAACTTCGACGATCTGCTTGGACTTACTGACAATTAACATTTCCGATTGCTTGGCCAAGAGAAGATCTAGTTGAAGCAACATTGGTGTATCTGCATTGACTGCTTTAAGCTTTGGAAAATCCACATCAAAGCCTGTCTGAGTCAGATACCTCTCGAAAGTCTTTCGACCAAATGATTGCTTGGCCATGGCATACTTACCATTCTTTCCGACAATGTTCAACCGTCGCAGTTGATCAAGTTCTTCTGGATTTGCTGGCAGGCACCACATTGGCTCAAAGATGACTTCAAAGCCATTGTTCTCTTCTGCCCCTTCGATTTCCTCGATCTCCTCCCAACGGAAGAAATTTGGCAACCCTGACACATAACTTTCATAGTCACGGAAGTCTTCCCACTTTTCCTTGGAGTAACTGAAACGGTCGTACTTCATCTTGCCGTGCTGCTTCTGCCAATCAAATTTATTGTTTGGCTCTGCCTGACCAAAGATTGTCTTTTCCAGCGGATAGAAGTTTTGGCCCTTCTTCCTGACTGGAGTTGCGGACAGCCCTATTGAGTATCCACGCCGGATTTTTTTGTAAGCTTTATAGTTAGCTTCACTGGACATATTCTGCCATTCGTCAACGATCAAGACATCAAACTCCAGGACCTCACGGCTTGCTACGATATTCTGCATTCGCTTGTCTGTCATAGCTTCCAGCTGGAAGTCTTGTGAGTAGAGCTTGTTGTGAGTGTCAATCCAGCCATTCAGGATTGACAGTCGATTGTTTAGGACCAAGACCTTCTTGGCACCCTTGTGCTTGGCAATCTCAAAGGCACAGATAGTTTTCCCACGACCGCCAAGACCTTCCAGAAAAATACCAGGACAATCGCGGTCACTTCGTTTCACCGCCTCAGCTTGCCATTTGCGTAATTCGATTTCCAATGTCTTGAATAACCTCCTCGATGTCTTTTCGCTGTGCCCAGAATAGTGCCAAGCGAGCAGCAGCCCTCACATCCTGATGATGTGATTTGTCAAAAGTCCAAAGACCAAGCTCCCTAAGTAACTGATCAGGAATGTCTGACACATAGCCAGCGTTGCGAACGAGTTCCACGTTGGGAAAGCACGCTTGAACAGCTTCCACAGTTTCAGCAACCGAGTTGTCTCGAGAATAATCATTGTCACGTACCTGGTATTCTTCCACGATGGCAACATCGTATTCCAGGTCACGACCAACTTCACGAAACCACCGGCTGAAATTCCTAGCACCAAACGGAACTATCCAATAGCTCACTAGACCTGCATTATCCAGCAAGACTACTCCTGTTGTAGATGTTTCGATTCGGTTGCTTGATGGGTCAATAGCCAGTATTTTCATCAAACACCAACCTTCTCTGTCAAGACACCTTCAAACAATGCAGTATTGAACCAATTTTGCTTATTCGCTTTTGCAAAGGAAAAGAGAGTTCTTATTTCTTTGGATTGTTTTTCAAACTTCTTAAGGTCGTCTTCATCCTCGAAGATCGGTTTGTCCTTATACTTAGCCACAGTCACCAATTTATATTCTGGAGTAAATACCGGCTTCTCATTCCCTTGGTCCAGATTTGTTTCATCGATTTTTACAAATCGGATTGCAACATCAAATTGAAAACCTTCTGTCGTCAATACATCTACTGACTGTGGGCCAATAACAACCGCTAAGGATTCTGTAATCCTAGTTTTATTCATCAATTCCATTATCTAATCCTCAAACTTCTACTCTCTTGCAATACTGCACCTTTGACCTTCTTGCCTGCGTTCAACAATTCTTTGATAGCATTTTTGTCAGGTTTTTTCGTAATCACAAAATACTTTTTCGGCAACAACTCTTCATCAACTACAACGGATGGTTGATTTTTTGCCAAGCTTACGGTAAATAGCAAAGTCTTAACTTTTTCATGTCCTGTGACTTCAAATGCACCTTGTAACCCTGTTTTGAGCCGTGTGATGTCACCATCAATTGATTTGTGACGAGCAGTCAGACGGTCAATCTCTTCTTTGAGCTGTTTCTTCTCAGCTTCTTTGTTCTTGATGACCTTGACAGTGTTTTCAACCTTTTCTTCAAATTGTTCCGTCCAGTCAATAGATTCAAGCGTATCCAGCTTGGTTTCTTCATCAATACCATCCATTTCTGCAATCTGCTTAAAGATTCCAGTTAGTTCATAAATACTAGCCATTTCTTTTTACCTCAATAATTTTATTTTTTAGTTTTGTATAACCAATACCAACTTTAGTAAGGCCGGCATCAGATGCGAATAGACCATCTTGATTCATCCTAGCAACTTCATTCTTAGATAAACAAGCAAGATTTGAAATATCCCAGTTGGTCTTGTCTCCGTTCAAAAATACTATACTGTGCCCTTTCGGAATAGGTCCATTGTATTTTTCCCATTCAGCACGGTGGCAATGTTCCCAAACATTTGGTTCTGCGATTTTACGCTTTGGATAACCGTCTGTGGTATATCGAATTGTTCCAACCGGCACCCAATTTGGAGGCTTGCTCCCTTTTTTGAATTGACCACTGTTCGGTGGCATGTTTGGAAATTTTTTTCCCTTATTAACAGGGACATGTCCTTTTTTAAAGTGACCTGTCAACCCACTGTACAAGTTATTATTATTACGATAGCTTTTAATTTGTTGGCCAGTTAGAGTTAGACCAAATTTCTTATTCATTTCCTCGGCGAAGATATGAGCTACCTTACCTTGATGATTATTTAAGAAATATTGATGTTGCTCGTAGTTAAGTAACTTTTTTTTAAATACTTTTCCAACTGGTAAGCCTAGCCGTTTTCTGACACCTGCTATTTGAGACTTTGAGTAGCTGGTTCCGAACTTTGCATTTAGCATTTCGGTAACTTCTGGCGTCAATCGACCAGGACAAATTTCATGCATATAAATAGTATATTCATCCTTCCAGCAAAGCGATTGGGGCATGTTCAATACCTGCTTCCTGTTTTAATTTTTCAGCTTCAATAGCCAATTTGCCAATCGATACAATTTGACCAGCCACGGAAACCATAGCTTTGGACCGTTCAATTTCGATTTGTAGTTCATTTTCCGAAAGTTCCCTATCATCCAAATATTCCAATTGAGCGAATAAGGTATCGGCTAGGTTTGATATTTTATTTCTAACCATAGGCACCTCCTAAAATTTCTTCTTTTTCTGCGATACGTTGTAGTCGTGCATTTTCATCAACCAACTGTTGATTGACTCGTCTGTATTCACAATTTTCTTTATCAAGATCATTTACCATGCCACGAAGAATGGCATTTTCACGCTCAAGTCGATCAATTGTCTTAGCTGGTAGGTCAATGCCATAGCTGTCGACTTGATTTGTTCTAAAAAACTTACTAAGCATGTCTGCCCCACTTTCTAGGCGTCCGAGTTGGTACCTCATCAGTAAAATTGATTGGCTTCCAGTTTGCTAGCGACTGTTTAACTCTGTTTTTCCGAGCTTGTCTATCTGCTTCAACTGCACGTTCACAAGCTAGGGCTGTCAGTTGCTCTCTAAGTAATTCCGCTTCACGTTCCTTGCGTCGTTTTTCCGCATTCCTGTAATCAATCGCTGCAACCACTACGCACGGAATGGCAAATACTGCACATGCTCCTATGGCTGTAAAAATAGATTCTGTCATTCTACGCTCCTAACTGTTTTTCTCGTTTGATATTTTCAAGCATTTCTGCCAGCGTTTCTTTTTTCGGTCTGAATCGATTGCGACTTTTCCACTTGATAAACAATCGGAAACCTTCGTAGTTAATAAAGACAATTCTGTGAGTTGGATTTTCAATGTATTGTCTGAAGTCCGGATGCTCACGCATTTCTGCCGCCCAAACTTTAGCCGTTCCGACTGTTAAACCTTCCCAAATTTGACAAAGGTGCTCATAGTCACCAGCTTCTGCCTTTTCAGATTGCTTAGCTGGTCTGTAAACTAATTCAGCTTTTGGCATTTCTTACCTCCAATCTGTGATATAATGTAAGTAGAATTTTTGATAAGGGGCTGACACTGTCAGTTCCTTTTCTTTATTCAATTCCATAATCTTCAATGACCTGAAGAATGAAACTATTTGCTCTCGGACCTTTTGTTGTCCCATTCAGAATATTAGTCACTTCTTGTCGTTTGTAACCATAGGCTACTGCCAAAGTGACTTTTTTGATGCCCTTTTCCTTAAGAAAAGAAACAACTTTTTCACGTCCATTAGCAATATCAGGCATATTTGTCCCTCCTTCTTCAAAATCTGTAAACAAGAAACAACTATTATTTCAACTTTTTAGTATATAACTGCTTGACATCTTACACCTAAAAGGTTAGAATTAAAGCATATTAAATAACCTTAACAAATCAACTTAAACCCGTTCGCCAAAACTGTTTTTTAGTTGTTTGCTTAGTTGTTTTTTAGTTATCTCTTGCTTACAAAAAATATAATACACCCATTTGGTTGAATTGTCAACGACTTTCACCCAAAAAGTTGAAATATTTTTTGTCATGCCTTAGAAAGGTTGATAAATCAATGTTTCCAACGTTCGAAAAAATAAAAGAATTATGTAAACAGCGTGGAATTACACTTATTCAACTCGAAGAAACTTTAGGTTATAGCCGAAATACACTCTATAAGTTGAAAACCCAAAAGCCAAACGCTGAAAGAATTGCTGAAATTGCTGACTATTTCAATGTTAGTACAGATTACTTGTTAGGTAGAACAAATAATCCAAACATTGCTCAAGAAGGTCAGGCTCCTGCTGCTAATCCGCTGGAAGAGCAAGCACTTGTTATGTTCCGAAAAGAAACAAGTGGTATGTCCGAAGCAGATGTAATCAAATTTACTACTGCTTTGAAAGGGCTAATGAATACTGCTAGAGCATTGATTGAAGATGATTCAAATTGGGAGTAGGTGATGTATATTGAAACAAAGACTAACACGTCAAGAATTTATCAAATACAAAGAAACAGCCTACCAAATTCTGAATAAGGCTGCCAGATATTTTGAAAAACCTTTAGATGAGTTAACTCATGCGAATATCATTGCATATTTTGAAGAGAACTATCCAATCATCTTCAATTTTTATGATTTTGATGAGTTTGGTGCCCGATATCCAGAACTACCACCAGCGATTCCAACAAACAAAGAAATAAAATACAAGAATTTGGTAAAGAATCAAACTTTCTCTTACCAGGAACGCTATCTGTGCGATAATTGTGCAGGAATGACTTACCCAGATATGGAAAGAAATCGCTTCGTTATTTCCATCAGTCAAAGAAAAGCTACAAAGGGCAGAATTATCTTTACTATCCTTCATGAACTCAGCCATATCTTTTGCCATTTAGAACAAAGACAGAGTGACGGTATTTATCTTTCTCTTGCCACGGACAAAATGGTCGGAAATTACCCTCCCGAGTTACTAGCTTTAGAACAGGAAGCTGACACCGTGGCATCCATACTCTACTTATCAGATGAACGATTAAGTAAGGCTTTTCGAAATAAGATGACTTTCTTAGATTTGCAAAATGAAACATTTATCAGCAGTCCTGCTCTACATAATCGCCTAATGGATTTCTTAATTCATTCAGTTGGTTATAGTCAAAGTTATTCACTTAAATTTGTCTTGGATTATCGTAAAGGTGGTCAACAGATTTTTAATGCCCCTAAACTTTGTAAATTTTTAGAAATGGAGAACTAACATGGCACTTTTTGGCGGAAAAGAAAAACTCAGCAAAGAAGAAAAACGTCAACAAAAATATGAGGAAATACTCACCAAGCAAAATGAAAAAACAATGAAATATCTACGTGATAGAGGAATAGAAAAACTAGATGAAGCTAGTTTTCGTCAAGTAGACAACATTGCGACAAAACTTGCAGGAAAAGACATAGAAACACTAGCTCAAAGTTTAATAAATATTGGTGGCAAAGGTGGTAAGACTGAAGATATCATTCAAATAAATTATTTACAAGCTCTTGTAGAACAAAATTGGATATTAGTTAACCAAAATCAACAGATTATAGATGAATTACGTAAACTAAACGAAAAATAAAAAAAAGCCCCACGCTCAAAGATTGGACCCAGAGAGCGTAAGGCAATAGGTAAAGAAATCTTTTCAAAAGACAATATCTTTTGAAGTGTTTTCTTATACCCATTTTAACACAGAAATGAGGTAAAAACAATGTGGCCAGAAGCACATAAATCAGGAAAAATAAATTTTGTTGAAAGGTATCGCGATCCATACACTAACGAGTGGAGAAGGACATCTACGCTCATGGAGAAAGATACTCCACGGATCAGAAAAGAAGCCCAGAAAATACTAGATGCGAAGATAGCTAATATTCTCAGTCAGCTCAAAGCTTCCGAAATGCGGTTTACTGATCTATTCGACCAATGGTGGACTTTCTACCAGCAAGAAATCAAACGGACCTCTATCGCTTCTCTGAAGGGGAATATAAAAGAAATCAGAGAGAGTTTCGGCATCGGCGTCAAAGTAGTCAATATTGATCCAAAATACGTCCAAAATTACCTAGACAACCTGGATTGCTCCAGGAACAAGAAAGAGCGTAACAAATCCATGTTAAACCTAGCTTTTGATTATGCAGTAGACCTGGACATCATCAAAGACAATCCTGCTAGGCGGGCTAAACTGCCACGGATCAAAAAGACTTTGGAAGACTGGAAGAAGATTGAAGAAAAGTATCTTGAGGAAGATGAAATTAAGCCCCTGCTGAAAGAATTATTCAGGCGACCTAGCACATACCGAACTGCATTACTGGCAGAATTTATGAGCCTAAACGGCTGCCGTATCGGAGAAGCTGTCAGCCTTGAGCCAGAAAACCGTGATTTTGATACCAGGATTTTACAATTACACGGTACCTACGACCATACTGAAGGCTATCGTAACGGTGAGAAAACGACCCCAAAAACCAACGCTTCCTATCGTGAAACATTCATGACCAAACGGGAAATGGAAATTATAGAGGAATTGGAATTCATGAATGAGCTAGAAAAAAATACCAACCCACGCTATAGGGACATGGGCTACATCTTCACAACTAAGAATGGTGTACCAATCCAGACCAACTCTTTCAACTTGGCTCTTAAAAAAGCGAATGAACGACTTGAGAAGCCAATTCAGAAAAACCTAACCAGCCACATCTTCCGTCATACCCTAGTTAGCCGTCTAGCAGAAAACAGAGTTCCCTTGAAAGCTATCATGGACCGTGTAGGGCATGCAGACGCTAAGACAACAACCCAAATTTATACCCACGTCACTAAGAAACTCAAGGCAAATGTAGCCGAAATCATGGAAAAATACTGA